AGCGTTCAAAACCCAAGAGAATTTAATGAAACAGTTCCAGAGGAAATGCGAGAAGCTGTTTCATACTACCGAGAAACAGGTATCCCTGTTCGTGTAGAGATCTCTGGTTATGTTGAGGAAGAGGTAGAGAAAACCATCATCAACAGGCCCACCGTTGATGTTCTGGATCCAGAAGACGTATACATTGATCCTACCTGTAAAGGGAATATGGACAATGCACTGTTTGTTGTACATGCCTATGAGACCAGCAAGCATGAGCTTCTAAGGAATGCTGCCAACTATAAGAATCTGGATAAGATCAAGTGGTCTGAGACATCTGTAGATCCAGACAGGGCAGACAAAGAATTTGGTTTTAAATTCCAAGATGAAATGAAAACCAAGGTCACTGCCTATGAATACTGGGGTTATCACGATATCCATGATGATGGGATCATGGTTCCCATCGTAGCTACTTGGGTAGGTAACGTACTGATTCGAATGGAAGAATCACCCTTCCCTGATGGCAAACTTCCTTTTGTTGTAGTCCCCTATCTCCCAGTAAAACGTGAACTGTTTGGTGAACCAGATGGGGAACTACTGAGGGATAATCAGGTTATTGCTGGTGCAGTCATGAGAGGCATGATTGACCTACTAGGTCGAAATGCCAATGCCCAGACTGGTATCCCTGCTGGATTCCTCGATATGGTTAACGAGAGGAAATTCAAGCAAGGACAGGACTACGTTTACAATCCACAAGCTGGTCTGCATCCAAGTAATGCAGTTCATACCCATAAGTATCCTGAGATTCCCAACAGTGCATTGACCATGCTGGAGCTTCAGCACCAAGATGCTGAGTCCATGTCAGGTGTAAAAGCATTCTCAGGTGGTATCTCTGGTGCAGCCTACGGCAATGTAGCAACAGCTATTAGAGGAGCATTGGATGCAACCTCTAAACGTGAAATGGCTATTCTCAGGAGACTGGCAAAAGGTGTAGTTGAGATTGGCAAAAAGATCATTGCCATGAATGCTGAGTTTCTGGATGAAGTGGAAGTAGTTAGAGTAACTAACAGGGAGTTTGTTGAAGTTAACAGAGAAGATCTAAAAGGAAATTACGATCTCATTGTTGATATTTCAACAGCAGAAGTAGATGATGCCAAGTCTCAGGATCTGGCTTTCATGGCTCAAACTATTGGCCCCATTGCTGGACCAGAAGCAGCACTTAAATTGGTTGCTGAAATTGCAGCATTAAAGAGAATGCCTGACGTTGCTGAAACACTTAGAAACTTCAGACGTGAACCATCAGAGCATGAATTAATGCTTCAACAGTTGGAGCTTGAAAAAGCACAACTTGAAGTTGAAAAACTGAAATCTGAGATTGCAAGGAATCTTGCAGATGCCAAACAACGTGAAGCAAAAGGAGATAAAGAAGCACTAGACACATTCGAGCAAGGTAGTGGTATCAAACACCAGAGAGATCTGGAGAAACAGAAAGCACAAGCTAAGGGGAACCAGGACCTTACAGTGACTAAGGCACTGGCTCAAGCTACAAAGCCGGGGGAAATTCCTCCTAATATTGCAGCAGCTATCGGCTTCAATAAATTAACAGAGTTAACTGATAACACGAATTTTGGTTCAAACCAGCCGGATAACCAACATTCTGTGAATCCAGTAAATAACAATGAATTCATTGGGAGATAAATATGATTGCAAACAGTACTGTAGAGAAGCTGGAAAGAGAAAAGAAAGCACTTAAAGAAGTTATTGATCTTCGGGATTCTCTTCTTCGTCTCTACAAGAACAAAGACTTCAAGAATGTGATTGAACATCACTTCATGGAAAAAGCTTGTGCAAGATATGCTCGATTGTCTGGGCTTAGTACTCTGAATGTTGATGCCCGTTCAGATGCTCTCTCCAAAGCTCAAGCAGCAGGCCATCTCCAAGAGTGGTTCCATGCTATTGAAATGCAGGCTCAACAAGCTGAGCAATCCCTGGACAGGATTCAGGAAGCAGAAGCTGAAATTCGTGCTGAAGCTCTGAGAGGTGAAGAATGACATACGGAAGTGACGAAGAGTTTCTGAATAACTTCGAGCAGAGTCTGGACTCCCTGCAAGCAGAGCTGGACCAGCAGAAGAATGAAGAACTGGATCAAGAAGAAGAGACCGAGGTTCAGGATGATACCGAAGTGGAAGATACTTTGGAGGATCCAGAAGAGGAAGGCGAAGAAAATCAGGAAGAGGATGAAGTTGAGGAAGAAGAGGAATCTTCTCCTGCTGACCCTGCCCCCGATACTGCTATTCCTTCTGGTTCAGGCAAAGAAAAGAAAGCTGCCCAAGAAAGAGAAGAGAAAAAGAGTGATGTAGATTACGAAAGTTTCTACAACACTATTATGAAACCGTTCAAAGCGAACGGTAAAACTATTGAACTTCGTTCTCCTGAAGAAGCTATTCAGCTTATGCAGATGGGTGCTAATTACACCCGTAAGATGCAGGAGATTAGTAAGCACCGTAAGACTATTGCAACTCTGCAAGAGAACGGTATTAACACTGACGAGGATCTGGCATTCATTCTTGATATTAAGAACAAGAACCCAGAAGCTCTGAAGAAGTTCTTTAAAGACAACAACATAGATCCGTTTGATGTTGACACTTCTGCTGAAGTAAACTATAAACCGAAAGTAAAGATAGTCTCGGAAGAAGTACTAGAGACGCGAGCAGTTCTGGACGAGTTGAACTCTGACCCAGAAGGTGCCAAAACTCTAAGACTTATTGCCGATACTTGGGATGAGGAATCTACTCGGTTTATGTGGAATAACCCGAGTGCATTTGAAATCATCCACGAACAGAGGGTGAGTGGCGTCTACGATCAAATCATGAATGAGATCCATAGACAAACCACTCTTGGAATGCTGAAACCAACCGGAAGTATCTTGGAGAAGTATAATATCGTTGGGAACCAGCTCTTTGGAGCAGGACAACCTCAAAATGATACTACGAGAAAGCCTATTGATACCCGTGTAGCTTCCCGAAGTTCAACCCCCAGCAGTAACAGAAAGGCGAAGGCTGCCAGATCGCCAAATGCAACAGGCAAGCGTTCTTCGTCCTTAGTTCTTGAGGACTTGATGAATCTTGATGATGACAAGTTCCTTGAGGCAATGAAAAACAGGGTATAGGAAACTAAGGTATGGCTCTCAATTATAACGCTCCAATCAAAGGTCAGAAGTCCAGTATTGATGGTCCTGGCTCTGACCAGATGCAGTCCTTTCTGTGGCTGCGTAAGTCGATTATCGAAGCTCGGAAGGAACAGTACTTCTTCCCTCTGGCTAACGTGAAGAATATGCCCAAGCATCACGGTAAAACCATCCGTGTGTTTGAGTATGTTCCTCTGCTGGATGATCGTAACGTCAACGACCAAGGTATTGATGCCAATGGTGTAACTATTGCCAACGGCAACCTGTATGGCTCCAGTAAGGATATTGGAACCATCCGGGGCAAGCTGCCTCACCTGTCTGAGACAGGAGGCCGTGTAAACCGTGTGGGCTTCAAGCGTCTGACTCTGGAAGGTGAGATCACTGAATTCGGTATGTTCACTGAGTTCACTCGTGACTCCATTGAATTCGACTCTGACGATCAGCTGCGTGAGCATCTGTCTCGTGAGTTGATGAACGGTGCAGTCCAGATTCAGGAAGCTCAGATCCAAATGGACCTGCTGGCTGGTGCTGGTGTGGAACTGTTTGCAGGTGCTGCTACTGCTGACGATGAGATCACTGGTGAGGGTGCTAACCCGTCCTTGGTTACCTATGCAGACCTGATGCGTATGGATCAGATTCTGACTGATAACCGGACTCCTCGTAATACCACCATCATCACTGGTTCTCGGTTTACCGATACCCGTGTCGTACCGGCATGTCGTGTCCTGTATGTTGGTTCCGAACTGGTTCCCCATCTGAAGACCATGCGTGACACCTTCAACAACAAGGCGTTCATCGAAGTACAGCACTATGCTGACGCAGGTACTCTGCTGAACGGTGAGATTGGTTCCATCGAATCTTTCCGTGTAATTCAGGTTCCTGAGATGCTGCACTGGGCAGGTGCTGGTGACACTGTTGGTACTAACCCAGGCTACCGTGAGACTGACGGCAGGTATGACGTATATCCAATGCTTATTGTTGGGGATGATTCTTTCACCGCTCTGGGCTTCCAGAACGATGGTAAGAAGCTAGGCATCAACGTCATGACCCGTAACTATGGTAAGGAAGCCATGGACTACAACGATCCATACGGTAAGATCGGTATCTCCAGCATGACCTGGTACTACGGTATGCTGGTGTATCGCCCTGAACGTATTGGTGTGTTCAAGTCTGTGGCACCGCTGTAAGGCTCTACGGGGGAGGTCACACTCCCCCTTTTTTATCTAAAAAGGATTGATCATGTCTGAGAATCAACAGCCTGAAGTAAACGAAGAAAACGAAGTACAGATGGACGAACTCACTCTTTTGAAACGTCGAGCAGATAAGCTGGGCGTGTCTTACTCCAACAATATTGGTTTGGAGACCCTGAAGGAACGTGTAGCCAAAGCAATGGAAGGCAACAAGGAACCAGAAGACAAAGAAGAAGCTAAGTTCGAAGCAGCTGAAAAAACTCAAAGTCTGGTTGAGCTGCGTGCCGAAAAACGAAAGGAAGCTATGAAGCTGGTTCGTATTCGTTATACCAATATGAACCCTCGTAAACGAGATGTGCCTGGGGAAATCTTCACCATTGCAAATGGTATTGTTGGAACCATCAAACGGTATGTGCCCTACGGTGAAGCTGCTGAGAATGGCTGGCACGTAGAGTATGCCATTTACAAAATGATGAAGCGTCGTACCTTTACTTCCACTGTAACCAAACGGGATGACAAGGGCCGACCGTACAACACCAGTGTGGAAAGGAAAGAGTTTGCCATTGAGGTTCTAGACCCACTGTCAAAAGAAGAGCTGGAACAACTGGCAAAAGATCAAAGAGCATCAGGACGAGTCTGACCTATGCTTTAATAGGGGGAGCATAGGCTCCCCTTTTTTTATTTGGAGACAAGAATGTCTATTAATCCTGATTACGTTGTAGACGTAAACATTGAAGAAATTGGCTTAGACGCTGACATCCTTTACAAGGCTCTTCTAGGGGATCAATGCTTCTGTATTACAGATATCTGCCCCCCTTCTGTAGATTTTGACAGCCAAGAATGGAATATCCCTTTTGATCCTGACGGGGATATGTTCAAGTCTGTCAAGCGTGTAGATGTATGTGAGCTTACCAACGAAGATGGTACAGGTGCCTTTGACCGTATTCTTGCAAGCCTTAAAGGTGTTCTCCAAGCAGAGTATGAAAAGGGAAGAATTAACGGTCCTGAATACTCCAGAACCTTTTCTGCACTTATTGAATCTGCATTGGGTAATGCTACCCAGTTACTCCTTCAACGAGACTTAACTTTCTGGCAAGCACAGAAAGGTCTGTATGATGCGTGGACTGCCAAGGCACAGGTAGAGCTGGCTAAGCACCAGATTGCTCTGGCTCAGATGCAGCAAATCAATCAGCAGATTGAATTTGCCAACGGCAAGATGAATCTCATGACTAACAAGGAAGGGTACGCTAACGCACTGGCCAATAGAGAAATTACTGTGGCTAAGCAGGCAGAGCTGCAAGATAAGCAGATTGATCTATACGATCAACAGATTACTTCCTATCAGAGAGATGCAGAGGTTAAAGCAGCAAAAATCTTCACCGATGCATGGATCACCATGAAGACTATTGATGAGGGTATTACTCCGCCTAATGGGTTCACCAACGCCAGAATTGATGATGTTCTGAAAACCCTTAGAGATAATAACGGATTCGACATTACTCCTTGAGGGTGAACCATGCTTGGTGGCAAGAGAAAAGTTAAAGTTTACTCTGATGTATACAACCTTGCTGGGGACATACATAAGAGACCTAACTTTTTAAAGACTGTGACTTTTGACCAGACCCTATACAGGACGTATCCAAGTATGGGGGAGGCCATTAGTCAGAGTTGTCTCAATGGCATTGGTGTGAAGTTCAGACGAATCATACCGCTGGCTGAGAGGCTGGATTACTACAACTTAGTAGGTCAGAGCCAAGCCACCATTCAATCTAAAGGGAATCTGGATCCAGATGCTGTTAGGGATGCTCTGGATTTCAGATTAGGTATCTCATCCAACGTATACGAGTACGTGATAGGTGCCCCAGACCTTACATGGTGGGGCACCCAGTATTTGCTGGAACACCTGCCTGCAAGAGCAAATGAGATATTTAATGTCAGTTTCAATGAAGCTGAAACATCAATGCAGATTAACTTCTACACAAACCCAGAAGATGAGGAGCCTTACGAGTCTCTTGAGTTTCCTTCAGATCCGAGTGTGGTAGATAACACTGCTGATTATCTCTTTATCCTATACGGTGTGCGGGCCGTTCCTGGGCTGATTGAAGAGGAAGATGAGCCAACACAAGAAGTAGATGACTTCTCTGCTGTAGTGGGCTTTGGAGACCCCGTAGAAGAGGAATACAAAGACGTTACCTATGAGTGGGAAGAAGTAGTTGCAATACGGGATGTATACCCAAGCTATGAAGATGAGCAGGAATTTGTAACACCCAAATCAGATACAAGAGAAAATCTGATTAGAACATACAACAAGGTAACAGATACCCCTGCTTCAGAGGTTAATGTAGTCTCGACAAGACTAGATGAAACCTACGTAACTACTGTAGGTTTTAAACTGGTTCCAGAGGTAACGGAGACAGTCGAAGAATTTGAAGGTTTTACCCGGTACACCACGATTACCGATTACAAGGTAGAACCAGCCAAATTTATTCAATACAACAAGAAGCTGTTTGAGCTTTCCAAGGTAAATGATCAAAGGGCGTTCATCCATAAAAGAGGGGATGATCCGATCTTTGATGCTCTGTTTACCCAAGCTGTAACTGTGGGTCAGTTTTTCCCTGTCGTTCCAATTAGGTATGACAGCAGACCGGGAACCAAACCAAAACCAATATTCATCAGTGACAGCCCTGACCCTGAAGACGAGGAAATATACGAAAAGAGTAAAAAAATTGTTGCTAAGGTAGGAAACAGAAAAGCATACAACGATGTTGTAGATGGGCTCAAAGAAAACGGAGATGTTGAGAAGCTTAACTACATCTACATTATGTATGGTGCTTCGCTTAATAGCCCAGCTAATTCAGCCAAGAAGTACATCTACAACTTCTTCAAGACCTTCGGGGACTACTCACCTGAGAGTGCAAACAGGTTTAACTCATACCTAGATGCTTTGGATATTGCTGAGCAATCCAGAGAAGCTTGGTTAGAGTGGCAAGAGGCTCAGAAGGATCCAGATCACCCTCTGTACGCTACCCAAGAGCCTTTGATTATTCCCTACCCGAGAATGCCTGAAAGGCAGGTCTCGATGAGGAGTACAACCAAACTCAATTTGAACTATGAGATCAGGTGGGCACACATTCACTCTGAATTAGGAACAGGAATACTGGATAGTATGACTCCTGGTTCTGTGGTGATTGAGAAAACACAATCCCCACTGCCTGATTATCTCAGTTCGATTGAGGTGGTAAACAATACACTTGAATTAGTTAATGTTGAGAACTCCAGTAACTCAACAATAAAACTCAAATACCAAAAGGATGCTGGTAATTGGGAGACATTAACTGTTTATGGGTT